AACCAACGGTTTCATCCAAGGCGACGTTGTCGCTGATGTAGGTCGGGCGGCCGATGACTCGGCCAACGCGGAACGGGCCGTTCACATCGGTGTAGGTCGCCTCAAGGAACAGCGGGCGCTCCGCAGCATCCTTCGAGCCGTTCAGGATCGGCTCAGTGCGCGAATCCAGCAGCGTGCCGGTCCACTTGTGGCCGTCCTCCAAAAGCTGCGTCAGACCACCGTTGAGGGCGTCGTAAGCATTCGGCCCAAGAGCCTGCGTCTTCGTGGTGTCCGACAGAGCAGTACCGAACGGGGAGTCCAGCTTGTGCAGCACAGCCTGGTCGAACGAAACCGCAATCGCCTCAGCGACTTTGGAGCGCATGGTGCCCAAGTAGTTCGCCGGGTTCGCACGCACAACCTCGGAGCTTGCCGCAAAAATGGTGGCGATCTTGAACGGCACGACATCCTGCTTGGTCATGTCGCCCTTGGTCACCGGCTTTTGCTCGGTTTCCGCGACCCAACGGGCGGTGACTTCACCGGTCCAGTGCGGGATACGGACGCCGGTCGGACCCATCGGGATGCGGCGGCCAAGCTGCTGCACGATGGAAACCTTCGCGACCTCGGCGAAGTAGTCCTGCGACAAAACCGGGTCGAGGTAACCGGAGAACATCGAATCCGAAGTCTTCGAAACGGTATCCGGTGTGGGTTTTGCGAAAATAGCCATGTTTGGCTGTCCTTCTTTCTAGTTGATTTACTTGGCGCCGACCATGCTCTTCACCATTTCCAACAGCGGATCGCCGTTGAGAGGCAACACATTGCCGGTGCCCTGCGATGGATCTACGGGACGGTCAGCCGGCGGCTTCCGCCCGATCAGCGACTTCACCCTTTTGACGCTCTCCGACACCGTTTCCTCATCGGCGCCTTGGACGAGCGACACAACATCCAACACGTCCTCGGTTGGAATGCCCTCGTTGAGAACCATTTTCAGTTTCAGCAGTTCGAGTGAACGAGCCGAAACTTCGGTTTCCATTTCGGACAGCGAACCGTCCTTCTGGGCGAGTTTCGTTTCGTAGTCTTTGATGACCTCCGCACGGGCTGCCTCGACCGCGTTGTTCTTCTCTGTGCGGTACTTAGCGGCTTCGTTGCGAAGTTCTTGGACGTACTCTCGGCTGAACGTCTCTGCGGTGTCGACCTCCTGGGCCGCGGCAGTGTCTTCAGTTGTGGTTGTTTGGGTTTCGTCGGACATTTCTGTTGCCTCCTGGGCATTAAAAAAGACCCCATCTTGGGGTCTTGCTTTTTCTGGCGGGCCGCCGCGGTTAGGCGGCGAGAGGGCTGCTGGTAAGACTGATGGCAGCCCAGTCTGTGGAGATCTCCCCCGCGTCGATCATCTGCCTAAGCTGATTGATCGCCTCACGGTTCAGATCAGTGTCTTGCCACTCACCGTCTTTACGGGAGTAGTACTGCTTATCGGGGTTGGCGAGAAGTTCTTTCTTCGCACGCTTAGAAGCCTTATTCCAGTACTTCAAAGCTTTCTTCGCCTCGGCCTTACCGACCCAGTTCTTTTTGTCGAACACCGGCACGATCTTGCAGTCGCACCCGACGTGCCACTCATCCATGTGCGGGGTCAGATCATCGAAGTAATTCTCTTGGTCAGCCTCGAACATGTCGACAACGTCTTCATCCTCAAGGCCACCCGGCTGCAAACCCGCGCTCGCAGCGTTGTCATACACCGGGCCGCGAGACACCAACATCAGGCACCAGGCGCAGGTTTCCCGGCCTGTCGCGACCCTGGCCCAGCCCTGCACCGGCTCAAAGACCTCGCGTTGAACCGTGAGATTCTCAAGGATGGTTTGACCGCCCCATGTTTGGCGTTCAATCTTCTCCAGGCCGGCGAGTTGCCGAAACTCTCTGAGTTCGTCTTCGGTCAACTGGATTCGGCCACGCTTCACGATTTCCTCGACCGGCTGGTCGGTTTCCACGGCTTTGATGATCTGCCGGCGCCCCGCGGTTTCAACATCACGCACCGCCAACATCACCGTGCGAGTCACCGCCGCCTGAGTCGACTCCTGCGCCTGCATACCCTTACGGGCAGGCTCCATATCCTTCACGAAAGTCTCAAACGAGTACGTTTCGAGTAGCACGTCGTGTCTGGGTAGTTCGGGGTAAACCTCGGCCCGCTGCAAGTCATAAAACGTCCTCGCCAACTCAGCCGACTCCCGGCGTTTTTGCTCCACAAACGGGTACATAAACTCCAGCATGTTGACCCAGCCGGTCAGCGACAACAACGGCTGCATAAAGTACTCCGCAACCTTCTGCACGAACACTGCTGTCGCAGCAGCGATCACAGCGGCAGCGGCGGCGTACTCTTCCGGTGTCACCCGTTCACCAACTCGTCCGGCGGCAGTTCACGCTCCTGCGTCGGCGCCGGCACCGCCCGCGGCGGCCCATACAACTGAGCCAACTGCCCCATCGGGTTTTCTTCTTCATCCCAACGGCGCATCTGCTCACGCTCAGTGATTGAGTACCCCATGTCCAGGCGGGCTTGCTCCTTGGGCACAACACCCAAACCGTTCGCGAACAACTTCACCGCCGCGTCAGCTTTCGCCGCATACGTCGGGGTGCTGGGGTCGGCCCACACAGTCTCCATGCGGTACATCTCCGAAGGGATATCACCGTTCATAACTTTGTGGGCGATCCGCATCGCTTGCTCCCACGAACCGCCAAACACACGGTTCTTACGCTCAACCTTTTTGACTAGCCGCGACTCCGACGACTTGATCGCTTCCGCGCTGGCCGGGTTATCGGAAGAGAACGAAAGGTACTGCGGCGGCAGTCCGGTGTAAGCAGCGGCTTTCCTGTCGAGTGCGTCCAACGCATCAACGAAATTTCGTAGCTCGGCAGCCGAAAACTGCTGCGCCTTAGCGTCTGGATCTTCAAACCCTAATATTTTGGCCATGTAAGCGTCATACATCTTCTCCCCCGTTTCGGGGTTCACACCAAGGTCTTCCGGCTTAACACCAAAGATCAGACGTTGCGGTATCGCCATCAGTTCCGCTGTGCCTTGGAGATCCATCATGATCCTGGCCGCGGCATCGGTCACGCTGCGTATCTCCGGTGTAATCTCCGACGTGCCATACAAATCCGACAACCGTGTGCGGTTCGGCAAAGGGATCACCGGCACCACACCCAGATCGTGTCGCACCCGCGAGACGAGCCGCCAGTTGTAGTCGCGATTAACAACGTCGCCTTTGTAGCTCCACCCGCTGTACGAACCGCTGTACGGCTGACCCGAAGGCTTCCGCACCCACTGCAACGTCTCGTTCGGCAGATACAGGGTGGTCGATATAAGTTCGGACTGATCCTCCGTATAGATAGCGCGGATAGCATCAGTGACCTGGCGGGTCCGCGGATCAATCACCGCGTACAAAGCCGTAGGCGGCTCCACCCTAATGATCGGCACGTCGCCGGCCACGAAACCGTCAGACTCAGGGTCAGGTGCGGAAATAGTTATGTAGGACCGCCCGTAGATAAATGCGTCGGTGTGGCCCAGGCTGGCTTCGACATCAAGATCGTTGGCTTGCCACCAATCCCAAAGCCTCATATCGGCTTGGTCTTCGCCGCCCATGCGGAACCCCTCGACCTCTTGGCGCTCCGCGAGGGAATCGACATACAAGCGTGGGTAGCCGACGTGGGCGAGCAAACCCCTCATCTCTGGGGGAACGGCAACGCCAATCGCTTCGGGCCTTCTGAGAGAGTCATAGTAGGCTTTGTCGTCCTTCAAGCCTAGCTGGGATTCCTCGAACTTACTGAGCAGTTCGTCGCGGCGCTGTTCATTCTCGGTCGCCATTACTTAATCACCGCCACTCGCCTGGTTCTCGCTTTCCTGCTCATTAAGAAGTCCTGCCTGACACCGAACGCCAGGACGGCGCACACGGCCCCGTCGATCTTTTTTGATGAGTCCTTCGACGCTTTGCGGATCGCAATCGCGTCGTAAATCGTTGGGAACCTGCGGGCATTCAGGATGTGTTGCCGCAAAACGATGTTCCCGTCATGGGTGAGTTCTTTCTCCAGCACCGCGTCGAGGAACCGTTCGCAGTCCATCGCGAACCGCTTCTTGTGCCCGCGCATATCGAACGCCACCGGGTTGTTCGGGGAAGCGTTCACTTTGATGCTGCGCCGGAAGTCCCGCGACCACTGGTCGACGTGCGCTTCGAACTGGTACACATCGGCTCTGAAACCAACAACCTCATATCGTTGGAAGCAGGATCTGACGGTGGCGTCTACGTCGGGCCGCGGAACCTCACCGTTCTCATGCTTTTCTGGGTTCCACGCTTTGATGAGGAACAGGCAGCCGTCTGATACCCGGCAGGCGACGAGGGCGGTCCAGTCGTTGCTTTTGGACCCGTCGAAACCAAGGGTGATGCGTTCGCCTTTTTCGAGTGCGGCTTCGGGTTGTGCGACCGCGTCCCACTCATACGGGGCGATCCAACTGTCCTCTGCCGCGTTCACCTGATTCAGAAATTTCCGGCGGCTCTCGGTGACGGGGTTCTTCAGGTCGAGGATGGATTCGATGATCGAATCGACCGGCAACCACGTCGAGTCCCCTCGGGCGATCTCGACACCTTCACGCAGCTTCACGATCCCGGCTGCGTACCCTTCGGGGTCTTCACGCTCAGACGGGATCTCGCTGACCGGGGTGTCGGCCGGCGCTTCGAGGGCGTCGTAGAGGACGCCGACATCGACGGCGTCACCGGCTTGGACTGCTTGCCACGCATCGTATTCGCGTTCGGCAACGGAGTCTTCGCCGGGGATGTGGGCGTTGCAAATCGACAACGTCCTGGCGCCAGCGGTTTTCGTGACGTTACCTTCGATCACACCGGCTAGCGCATGGCCGTCGTTCGACTCGACCCACCACTGAGTCTCGTTACGAATCACCAGCGTGGGGCGGTTGCCCTCCATCGCATACGGGCTGGAGGTGACGGCTTCGATTCTGCCGCCGGCCTCGCTGTAGATGATGGTTTTGTTGACTTCTAGCCCGAAGTCTTTCTTTAACTGCGTCGACACCATGACCGGGAACAGGGACATGGTGTTCTTGGTTTGTTCGTGGCTGACGGCGACGATCTGGACCCAGGCAGCGTGCCGTGGTTTCCCGATGGGTTCGCCGCGTAAGTCGAAGCGGTCGAACGCAACCGGCCCGCATAGCTCCGCGAGCGCCAACGCGGCCGACAACGGATCTTTCCCCCACCCCTTCAGGCGGCGTAGCACACCGGCACGGTAGGCGTACCTGCCGTCGTCATCAACGGCGTACCACCACAGAATGA